ACCGAATACACAACGTGGGTCTGAGAATCCGAAGCTATAACGCTCACGAGCCTTGTACCGCATGTTGCCAGTATCGAAATCTGGATCCATGCTAGTTGACAATGCCATACGCTCGAAGTGCTTAAAGCCATTCGGAGCATCAGTCTTCAGGAAGAATGCATCTGTGTCAGTCAGGTAGTCGTTGACTACATAACCGTCTGGAAGCATACCCATTGACTTGAGTGCGTTTACATCGTTGTCTGCTGTACCTACCCGAAGGTTTGATACCATGAGACGCTCGGCAACAAACTGAAGCTGACGAGGAATGATTAGCTTCATGCCTTTAAGGGCAATAACCAAACCACGCTCATCAACAAACCCAGCGATGCTGATGAGTGAATCTTCAAGAGAAGTTTCGTTCAGATCAGCAGCCACTGCTGGCTCGTTGTTGAAAGTGCCACCGTTTGTAAGCGGGTGTGATGCATCACAAAGAGCAACACCGTCACCACCAGCAGAAGCGCCAGCAGTAAATGCGTTGTTCAAGATTGATGCAGCTTTAACCTGCTTGGTGTGTGCCATAGAACGTGCAAGTGCCCGTGTATAGCGTGATGCCAGACGATCATAAAGATTGTCTTCTACAGCTTCCTCAGTAATTGAGAATGCCATAGCCACTGTCTCGTGGTTGTAACGAGCAGTGAAAGCTTCGTTTGCGTCGTCAAATGAAACTGAAGAGCCTTCCTGTTTTACAGGAGCAGCGCCAAAGCCAGATAACATTACCTCTTCTTCAAACGCCCGGTCAGATGACTCGGTGTCAAAGATCTCAGCGTGTTGACCTTCATACCGTCCGTATTCCATGCCGAATAAAGCATTAAGGCCGGGTTCCAGTTCTTTCGCTAGTTGTGCGCGAGAAATAGCCATTGATCAGCCTCCTTATACGCCAGTCGTAGAAACAGTAGCCGCTGCAATGGAGCCTGTTGGCGCATTGAAGTGGTTGTTTATACGAACGATTAACGGAATACCAGCAGCAGTGAAGTCAGCATTATCAGGGTCTTCTTGTACACCCATGATACGCAGAGCTAAAGTGTTGGTGGTGGCGATAGTATTCAAGTCTGCTGTTGCAGAAGAGATACCAGATGTAGTCGAACCGCTGTTACCAGTTGCAAACGCGATGTTTGCAAACACTGCTGCACGAACCTCTGCTTCTGTATTAGCAGCAGAAACTACGTTTGATGTAGCAATGGTGAACAGTTGTGACGGGTTGTCATACAAAAACGCTCTAACAGGGAAGTTAGAATCAGCACCTGAACCGGGCCAAGTGTTAGAACGAATTACTTCTCCAGTGGTCGATGAGACGTATTCACACCCATTAAACACACCCACGATAGCGACGTTACCACCAGCAGCAGCTTGCAGATCGTCGATAACACCAGCAGCAAGCGGGATAACCGCCATGCCTTGGAAAATCGGGTTTGAGTTATCAGATGCGATACGATACTCAGTCGTCCCAGTGGAATTAGGCGCTGAACCCAGCATACCATATGGTCGTAGACCAAAGGCTCCATTGGAATTTGCCATGATAAATACTCCTTATACATAGCTGATTGAGTTAATCAGAGCCGTCCTTACGGCCTCCGAACGATACACGACTTTTCCTATCACTATGGATAGGCATAGAAGGATGTTGTTCCCTCATTAAGTTTTGATCCACGGCATCCATTTGAGTGCGGGTCTGTTCCCGGAAATATTCAGTTCTTTCTTCAACCGTTTCTTCAGGTATTCTAGCCAACATTAAACCGCCGACTCCAATTGTCCCTGCGTTAGCACCCGTATCAATGGTTGGAAATTTACCAGCCATCTCAGGATATTCGTCAGCACGAACAGGTTCCCACCCTTCACGCATTTTGGTAGTCACATTCATCTGATCATCTTCACCACGAAGTGAAGTACGGATCCAACGATGCTTGTACCCTGCGGGTGGTTCTGGAGCCTCCAGCTTAGATGGAGGTGCCCAAGGCTTACGGCGTTGGGTCTTTGCGCGAGTTTCCGCTTCGCGAGGCGATCTTTTTGTAGAATCAGTCATTTCATTACTCCTTAACATACTTAGCGTATTCTTCGAGCGGAACATTTAATCGCTTCGCTATCTGAATCTGCGAAGGGGTTAACTTGACTGTTCTGCGCCCCTTTTTTGTAGACGACTTGGAAGCCGTGGACTCAGCAGAAGCGACTCTGGGTCCTTTGTCCTTAGAGCTTCCAAACTTCTGTGGAAACTCTGATCGGACTCTACGATCAAGTTCAGTATAGTACTCATCGGACGTTGGGTCAAATCCTTCGTCTTCGATTAACTGCCTATGAATGCCGAAAGCAGCGTAAGTCATTGTTTGATCTTGACCAAACCAGTCATTCTTAGATGCCCAAGCTTCTGCTTTAGCGTCAGGTTTGGCCTTTTGTTGTTGTGGTGCAGGTTGTTGTGGTGCAGGTGGCGGGGCAGCAGCTTGTTTTTCCTGCCTCTTCTTGGCATTCTCCACTTGTGCTTCTTCCAGTGCAAGTTTGCTCAAGTTCTTCTGAGCCTCAAACATAGAGTCAGCGTCACCCTCATCATATGCTTTCTGATACGCAACCTTTGCAGCAGCAATCTGAGACTCGATCCTTGTGCCGAACTCACCGACATAAGACTGGTCAAGAGCGGTCAGACGGTTTCTAAGTTCGTCGTTTTGCTCTTTTACCTTTTGAGCAAACTCAACCGCTGCAATCCTTTGTGCTTCTTCGTCTCTATACTTCTGCGTAATCTTGCTTATACGGCTCTGAACATTCTTGGAATACTGATCAAGCTCTTCTTCCTTCTCGTCTTTTTCGGAGTCAGAGTCCTCTTCAGTTTCTTCAACAACCTCTGCTTCTTGAGATTCCTCCTCGGCAATCTCTATTTCTTTCCCTTGTTCTTCATCAAGTTCAGCGGCTAGATCTGTAGTCTTTTCTGCTGCTTCTGCCATTACTATGCTCCATAGCTTTTAACATCGTCAGGATCAACGATGGTTGCGATGACCTCGTCATCGTTAATGACACGGACTTCTCCTCCTTCAATGTTAAAGCGAGATCCAGCATATCTACCGATACAAACCCAATCTCCCTCCTTACACCAAGGCCCGTGCTCCCCAAATTTGTCTGTGTCCTGATAAGCAAGCGGTCCGAGTCTTACAACATAAGCTACAACTGTAGCTCGTGACTCTCTTTCTCTTACAGCATCAGGAACGTAGACACCGCCATCAGTCTTGTCTTTGCCCATATAAGGCATGACAAGGATTCTCCATCCTGTGGGTTGTGGCATTCTGTCTTTTAGGGATTTTTCTTTTGCGGCTTTCTCAGCCTGTTTCTTAGCTTGTTGTTGCGCTAAAACATACTCAGGTACGATCAGTGTCATCGATGTACTTCACTTTCTTTAGCAGGGCCTTCAATTCATCAAGAGCGTAGGTGACACCCTGTATTTCACCAACTCTTGCCTTGTAGTCTTCCCAATCGGTTACTCCACCGCTTGTTATCGAAAGACTAACGTCATCAATTCTATTAATCAATATCTTTTGATAATCTTTTATAAAAGATAATACATCCATATTTTACTACCCCTTGTTATGCAAAATATTTTTTGTTACTCAGAATCTCCTCAGTAGGAATTATAAGTCTGTTGTCATAAGGACTTTGTATTCCATAATCATAGTAGCCCCCAGAAGTAGTAGGCTGATAGCCTACAAGTGCTGTGTCATCAGAGCTATCTTCACTTTTAGTCTGCGAGAAAGGATCAAAACCGCCGTCACTACCACCACTTAAACTTTCTTGAAGCTCCTGAAAAGCTCGTTCAGATGGTGTAAGACCATACCCGCTTCTCGGTGCTGACCTTGTGTCAATTGGCTCTCCTGCTGGTAATTCTGTGTCCACAAGAGATCCTAATGTCTGAACTTGACTTCCAGACATAGGCACACCGCTCAACTCATCAGGCAAGCCAAGACTTGCTAAACCCAAGCTTCGAGCATCTCTCGTTTGCTGTGTCTCAAGTGCTGCTCGGGGTGCAGCAGTGTTATAGCCTTGAAACGCTAGATCTAATGCTGCTTTCCGAGCTTCTTCGGGAGTTCCAACGTTAGTTGAGTAACGACCGCCGCCGGGAGTTGTATCGAACTCTGTCCCGGGAAAATCCAGCCCAAACGCTACGTTTGTCTGATTCAGGCCCTGTGTGGTATCCATCTGAGTAAGCTCTGGGGGACCCTGTAGTTGTGCTTGTATCTGCGCTTTTTGTTCTGGAGTCGCTTTAGCAACAGATTCAATCTGCTCTGGAGACATTCTATCAACTAAGTCACCAACCACCTCTTTGGCTGATTGATAAGCACCGCTAATAGAATCCGTAACACCTTTAGCAATCTGACCAAAGAGACTTTGTGGTTCACCCGGAAGAGCAGCATCAGGTGGGCGAATACCTGCCACACCATATGTGTCATTAGTTAAAACATTTGCAATAAGTCCGAATGGGTGCACCGCCATGGCTAACATATCCATAGGACTTCTCTTTACACCATATTCTTGAACAGGCCCCAGAGCGGTATTGTACCCTGCTTTTTGAACACCAGACCTCAGAAAGCCGGGTTTTGCTTCTGGAAAGGCAGGGTTGTAACCAAATTTTCCTTTAGTATTAGTAGGATTAGCAAACTTTGAGAATTGATTGTTTGCAATACTCTGTCTCGTATCTAAGCCCATTATACCAGAATAGTCTACCTTACTTGGATGAATGCCCAGTACTCTGCTGAAAAAGCCCTCATAACCGTAAGGATTTTTATCTGTAATACCTCTTGCAGTGTTAAATGAATTCTGCGCGGTCATTACTCCAGTGCCAGTGCCGGGTTGATCTACATTAAAGCCGTCATCTTCGTAGCCGCCATAATTACTAGTCCCACCAGCGCGATCTCTAGAAGCCATGTCAGCCCTACCCGGTGTCATGCCAGCAAAATCAGTTGTTCCAAACTGTGCCTGAGACTGCCCGGGTGATATGCCAGTAGGACTATCATTGCCGTTACTTGGGTTATTGTTGTTAGAAGAAGTGCTGGATGAAGCGTTATTATTGTTATTAGAGGAATTATTAGAGGAGCCGCCAACGTCACCTTCAGATGCACCAGAACTACTCTGACCACCCTCATTGTCCCCAATGTATGCTGGTATACCCATCGGACCCGGCTCACCAGATCCACCCAGAGCCATTAATATCTCACCCTCTTGAGGAGTGATGTACGACAGCATGTGATCCTGACCACGAATGTCTGTACGACGAGGAGCAACGGCAGAACCGCCCTGACGCATATTCATCACTCTGTCGATAGGCTCAAACATTAGCGGATTTGTACTTTCCTTTGATCACCTTCGTAAGCTTTGCCCATGCCAAGAACAAACTTGTTGTCCTTTTCTTGCACAAGCATCTTTCCGTCTTTCGCTTTTACTGGTTTTGTTTTTGCATCAGCCATAGTTGCCTCCAATACATTTGAGCCGCCGTCTTTAAGTCGCCGTCCTTTATTTATAAGCTTTTTTGCCTGATTAGTCGAGACACCAATGTCTTTTGCAAATTGTGCTGCTCTGGGTCGTGCCATCTTACTTCCTGTTCATCCACGCTGTTGCACCCATATAGGCTCCAACAATGCCTGCGCCACTAATATAAAACAAATTACTAATGTCACTCAAGGCATTGATTCTTTCTATACTAACCCAAGGCACAAACATCATAAAGGTAAATATGCCCATAGATATCAAAGTTGCTGTAGCCATACGTCGTTGAGCAAGCTGCTTGCGTAACTCATACTCGGTTTTCTTAATCTCTTTGGCGTGTTCAAGCTCGTCGTCGGTAACTACCCCGTCGCCATCCATGTCGTACTGGTCGTAGTCGCTGTCTTTTTGCAGGCGCTTTGACATCACTTCTTACCAAAAAACTTAGCGGCACCGCGCATACCAAAGCTGGCAGCAACAATCGTACCAAGAGTGTATTGATAGTAATCCGGCATGGCCTCAAGAGCAGTAAACCCATCAGATACAATTTGTCTCCCCCACTCTCCGCAGAATGCTAGTATTAATGGAACCGAAAAAAGTACAGTTAACCACTCATCTTTCCACGAATGAGCAGAAGCATCAGCCATTTTTAGATCCCAGTCAATCTCGCCTGTGGCCTTCTTCTCCATAATAACAGCTTCAGCCTTGGCTTTAGCAACTCTTGCACCTGCCTCCGCTTTCTTGGTTTCAACCTTACCCTCAAGCCAAGTTGAAGCAAGGTTTCCTAGCGGTCCTATGAGAGCCTGTAACATTACTTCATCTCCATCAATGTTTCTATTTTTGTAATGCGTAGTTCAAGCTCTCGCACTCTCTTTATGTTTTCCTGCACTGACTTGGGAGGCTCATATTCATCTATCCAGCCATCATTTTCTTGGATCT